TTGCCAAGTTTACCTGGGCGACCTGATGGAGTATTTAAATAATTTTCAACTGAGTGAATAGTTCCACCCTGTGCGTAACGGCGAGCAACCGCAGGAGAAGCAGACATCGCAATCGAGCGAGCCTCATCAAGTTTAAACGCACCATCTGCTGAGCCATGGTAAAGAGTTACTGACTCTAAATCTGCAAGTACACCTTTGAGTGTACGGACTTCATCTTCAACAGTAAGTGGACCAACACCTGGAGTAAAGCGTTGCTTAAATGCATCGCGCTCTAGTTCACCGACACGAGTTGAGATTGCCTTAGCAAGTTGCTTACGGCTCATATCAACGGCACGCAGTTTGTCAACTTCTGACATAAACGCGTACTGCATAGTTGGCACATCATCTATACGACCAGCGTTAATGTTTACCTGGTCAATAAGACGAGTAAAGCCAACCTGACGGTTGTTAAAGAATCTTCCAACTGCATCCTTGCCACCTGCTGCAACCATTGCTGGCATAGCAAATCCCTTAGCCAACATAGATAGTTGTGCTTCGGTAATGTTACGAACGGTGTAACCAAGGCGCATAAGAACAGAAGTCTTAAAGATGTCATTGATAGTACCAAGGGCAGCAAGTCCCTTTTCTGTACGCAATGTTAAATCCTGAACATCAATGCCATCGAGCAATCCTGGAAGGATACTTTCGTGTGACTTAATAGCACGAGCCAATTTACGCATGTCTGCGATAATTACATAGTTTGCAGATTCACGCTGTAGCACTGGGTTAACTGCGCTGATAACTTGACCATTTTCAAGGTATGAAACGAATCCTTGGTCGCGGTGTTGCTTAATGCGAGATGCACGGCGGTAATCAAAGATTGCATAAAGGCTGTCAACAGTTGCTTGGTCGTAGTTAGGAAAGAGAGTAGCAAGCGCTTCTTTTTCAGCACGCTGGATAACTCCGTTGCGCTCTCCTGCAGATGCAGCACCTAAATACTGGTCAGCATATTGTGCTGCTCGTGCGCCAAAGGCACCTTTAGATAGGTTGTTAACCTCACCTAAGAAAGCATTAAACTCTGTGTATGAATCACCATCGTTAACATTGAATACACCGCTTGGTGCTTCATCTTTGAAGTAGTTAACTACCTTAATAACTGGGTGCATACTTGTCTTTTGTATTAAGACAGATTCAGGCTCAGCAAATGTACGAGCAGCCTTAGCCTTGGACTTCTCAGCAAGTTTGCCTTCCCAAGGTCCACGGCTGAAACCATACTTAAACTGTCCACCAGTTTGTACTGTCTCAAGTGCTACGCGGAAGCGGTCATCATCTGTGCTAGAGCGTGCAATGTAACCCTGTAAAACTTCATTGTACTTAGGCGAAGTAATCATGTCGCCATCTGACTTACCTTCAAGAAGCATACGGTGTGGATGTGGCACATCACCTAATGCATCAATTACTAAGCCAGCCTCGTCATCTACATCTACAATCTTTGAGATTGCATCTGTGTCTTTAAACATAACAGCGCGGAAAGTATCTACAACTTCTTGGTCAGTTTGTGCGCGACCAAACAGATATGCCATGGCATCTGGGTTGGTAACTTTCTTTTTGCGCCAGTACTCGTATTGTTCCTTAGCGCCTGCATTAGCAAGGAATCTAACATCTGTGAGTGCTTCGCCTTCGCCATCAAGTGCTTTACTTAACAAACCATCAAGGCGGTCCTCTGTCATTGCAAACTTACCAAATACTGCGCGAGCAGTCTTGCCAGAGATTGTATCTAGCATCGGAGCCTTAGCAGCAATAACTGCACCCTTGCCAATAAAACCTGTAAAGGTCAATGGGTCAATGATTGTTGATGCAGTGATGTCTTGAATACCTGAAAGAAACTTACCTGTGTACTGATTCTGAAATGCAGTCTCACGGTCCATTGGGTCAAACAGGTCAAAGCCAGCAGATAAAAACTTTAGGTTGTTATCTGTCCAGTCCTGTAGCCATCCTGACTTATCGCCAGCATTTTTACCAGGAGAAAGAATCGAGAGAGTCGCCTGCCCAAGACTGATATTTTCTTTTTCGCGTTCAACACGGGTGGTGTAGTCGGAGTACGACTCGTTCTCGTTCTTAAACTTGTTATACATGAAAGGTTGGTCAAGGATTGCTTCAACACCTTCACGGCGTACCTTGCCACCTAATTCATAAGATGCTTCACCTAATGCTAGTAAACCGCCAACGGCAGCACGAACAGGTGTAGTTGTAACCTTGATTGTATTCTTGGCAAGGTTGATACCATCTACATACCACGGGTCATCATTAGAACCAGCAGTTGCTAAATCTTTAAATAGTCCAGGCAATCCAGTAAAGTCAATAGCAGTCTTTGCCATCTTGCCTAAGTTTTCAATCCAACTCACTACTGAGCCTGACCTTCAACTTGACTACGAATGTAGCGATACCAGTTACGAGTTGCGTTAGATGCGTTTGGTGATTCGGCAATCTTTGCGTAGAAAGGCAAGTAAGCAGCGAGCGCAGCAATATCTTGATTGTTTTGCGCTGCAAGCATGCTTGGTGCTGCCATGATTTCTTCACCTGCATTAGGACCCATGGCTGCTCCTGTATCTACACCTTCTTCTGGGTAGAGCGTTGGAGCATCGAGAGGAACAATGTCGTCAGTTGCCATCTTTGGTTTAACAGGATTGCCTCGATTAGGCAACTGTACACCAGACTTTGACATTGGGGCTTGAGTTTGAAGTTCATAAAAATCTCCTGCGTTGTCAATACCTGCAGCGTACTGTGCTGCTTGTCCGCCTGAACCGTCTCCGCCTGTAGCGGATACTTTAAAATTCTTACTTGCTTCTACTGCCATGGTAACCCCAATGCTAAATTAGCGTATTGAAAAATTGGTGAGCCTTTTAATGTCAAATGCTCAGGACTGTTTTGATAGTTAATCGCGGTAATCAACCCATTAACTCTACATTTAATAGCAGCCGACTATGTTTATTACTTGTTCTTTGAACCGCGTGTACCTGATGGCTGTGCAGTAAAGAATGTCTTTCCTCCCTTAGAGGATGCCTTCTTTGCTGTCATTGGCTTCTGGTAGTTAGGCTTTCCTGCTGAACCTTGGTTAGCAGGCTTCTTGCTGTAGCCCTTCTTGAGTGCTGATGCTTTTTTCATTTATTCACCTCCTTACACTGGTGTTCGTCTGATGAGGGATGCCTGCAAATTAGGTTCGCCTCTTGCCGTTAAACTCGCTAGTAAAGATTGAACATCTGGTCTGCCACCTGGAGCAATCTGTCCTGGTGCAACACCGACCATTCGCCCTGTTGGGCTTAGTCCTTCTGGAAGTTGCCCCTCACCTGGAGGGACCGCGCCTGCTTGCCCAAGCATTTCGGGACTTACACCTTCAGGGGTCATCGCACCAGGTGGGGGATTCTGTGGTTTAAAGGCATCAGAAACTGCAACTTCAATAGAAGTTCCCTTCTGGCGCTCGTTAATTACATAAGATAACTTGTACAGAATATCCGATGGGTCTTGACCTTGAGATGCAAGGGCTGGAATTGCCTGTGCATAGGAAGCAATCGCTTGCTTCATGGCATCGCGTAGTTCTTCTGTGTCAACCTTTTCTTCTTCTTGTGTCGCATTGAAGGAGAATGGCATTTGACGGCGAAGGAAATCGCGTGAAATCAACTTATCACCGCGTGCTTGTAGTCCAAAGACCAATGCACGGTTAGGGTCAAGTCCAGCCATTAAGCCATACTGAACATCAACAGTGTAATCACCGTCAATATCGCGTAGTGGCTTGTACTTAATGTTGTAAGGAGTACCGTTGCGTGTACCGCGTAGGTTCTTTTCTACATTACCAAAAACTTTCTCATCAACCTTAAGTGCAAGGCTGATAAGTTCTACGAAAGCACGAGCAAACATTGCATGTGCTGTCTTAATCTGTGTGTCAAAGCCACCCATAAGCGCCTGAACACCACGACCTGTGATGATAGAAGCATCAATGTTGCCTGTACGAGACTCTGGATAGCGTGAGCCTAAGCGTAATTCGCCTTCAAGTACTTGTTGCTGTGCAAAGGTTCCACCAGGAATCTCAATAGATACACGGCGTACATCTTGTGGGCGCTCTGTTTGGATAACTGCATCTGGACCCAAGGCTAAATCACTCACATCGCGTGGTACTACGATAGGAGCCTGTACTGCCTTAGTCGCAGCCTCAAGAGATAGCAACGCATAGCGTGCTTTTGCTACCTGAATAGCAAGAACATCATCAAATTGTCCGCGTGATTGCGAATCAAGGGATGGTCGCTGTACAACACGAACCATAACCTCGCCTAATGCGTTGGCTGCACGGTCAATAACAAGATTATTGCGTGATGGGATGAACAAAACATCTTGGTCTTTGTCGTGATAACGAACAATCTCAAGAATAGAAGTTGTTGTGTTCTCATCTTTGTCAAAAATAATGTGAGCAAACTCAGGATACGCAGCCATTAACTCTGATACTGGCTTCTCAATGCGTTGGTAGAAGTACTGAACGCGACCAAAGCGGTCAATCATTGGGTATGAACCGTATGAATCTAAGAAACGGATGCGTGGCATCTTTGCTTCTAGGTCATATTCAACCTGTGCAGGTACGAATCCGTAAGTTACATAACGGTCTGCTGCTGTAAACATCTGAGTTTGAATGTCGGAGAAGTCAACAATGCCGTTGACAATCTCCTCACGCTTATCAGCCTTCTTGCGTTCCTTTTCAGAAACCATAGTAGGTGAGTTGCAGTTAAATGCAGGCATAGGCGCAATAACTTCTGATAGGTCACGCGCTGAAATGTCCACCATGTTCGCCACGATTGGGTTCTCGAAAGGACCATCTGGGAACAAATCAGGGTAAACATCGCGCATGCGACCTTTACGAACTAGGAGGACATCTTCCATGCGACTATCGCGCTCAGCAAATGCCTGCTTGATAACGAGGAAGTTATTTTTAATTTCATCAACAGTTAGAATCGCATCCACCTCCAGTTCTTTGATTAGTTGTAGTTATTTAAATTAACGGTATATTGTCTTGATTCGTCATACTTTGTATGGAACATATTCATACGATTGTGTGACTTTGAAAAATTTGATGCATTGACTAAACGGTCACGCACACCAAGTTCAGCAAACCAGAAAGCCATAACGGTATCTGTCTTTTGTGACTTAGGTGCATCTGGATACCAGGTGACCAGTTGTTCAATTAGTGTCTTAAGACCTTCTGATGCATGCGTTGATGGGAACTCAATAAGAGCCTTGCCATCTTCCCACCCATAAAAGAGGGTCGTCAGGGATGCAACTCCGAAGTTGGTGTCCCATTTATTCTGACCCGTATGGTGTTCGCGTAAAATTGCACCCCGTGACGACAGGTATTCCCGTACCTCGCGGTCCTGAGTCAACATCGTTTGGAAAGCATTTTTCTCAACACGCCACTCAGAAACTCTATATTTGTCCGTCCAACCTTTAATGAGTTCACGGATTTCATCTGGCTTCATAGCAGCCTTATTAGAAACATCTAGAAGATAACGCTTCTGTGTAGATACATCTATAGCAAGACAGACAGCAGCGGTATAACCAGAGCCTGCTGGGTCTAGTCCTGCTACCACAATCAAACCATCCATGCCGTTGTAACGCACACCGTTCTTGCCCCTTGGAATAATTCCAAAGTTACGAGCGCCATTGATGACACCTTTAACGGCTGCGGTAGGAAATGCTGCATCTTCGTGGACTTGCTGTTGCTGATAAACCATTGCCCAAAGATTTGGAGAGATACGACTTCGCTTCTTATTTAAAGCAGGTCCGTCCCATTTACTGTACAGCCCGTTCTCGTCAGGTTCTCCCTTACCAGATACGGGTGCAATGTTGGTCTTAGCCCAGAGGGTTACCCATTTCTCAGGGTCCTCGTTAAATTCTAAAACTGCAGGTTGTGCAAAGTATGTCCATGGGGAAGTCTCATCTGGGTAGCGTGCTTCATCACGCAATTCAGAGTAGAGGTCTTTGGGACGAAGGCGGGTACCAATAACAAGAAGGCGACCACCATCGTTGTCAATACGGGACATAACTTCCGACTGAATCCAGTCAATCTGCTTCTCGTATTCATGGGCGTTGGTATGGTCAACACAGTCGTCCATGATGATTAAGTCAGCACGAGCGCCGTAGATATGACCACGGATACCGATAGCCTGGACTGTAGGGTCCTTTTCGCCAGAGTCGCGAGACTCAGAGGATAGATAAATTAAATCCTGTTTCCATGAATCAGACCCTTTTTGAAAACCGCCTGGAGGTCCAAAGGTTAATTGGAGGT